TAATTGCCAGATTGCGCTGTACCGGAGAAATTCATACCGACGCCCACAATTGGGGCGTATCCGCCGAGCGGAATTTCTACGGCTGGACCTTTTTGAGGCCAGGGAAGGGCTGAAGTGAAATAGTCGTGACGCTTGCCGCGTCGCATAAGGTTGTATAGACCGGACGAATGGAGGTCGGGACCATCGCCGGTCGGGACTTCGAGAGAGTCCTGGAGGTTCTGATCTCTGTACCACTCATTCCAAATGAGGTTGTAGGCACGGTGCCAGAGAGCAGAAACAGAGAGATTTTGAACCCCAACGGGGAGGCCGAAATAGTCCTCGAGTGAATTCGGCTCGAATCCAGTCAATGAATTCGTGAGTTGGGGAATAGTGAAGTCGGTGGAATCACCGGGATTTTTTTGTTCGCCGTTGAATTTTTGCCAATTGTCCCAGACCAGGCGGATTGGGACGGCGAAATACTGAACGTCCATGAACATATTATCCATGATCGGAAAGATCGGCGTAGCAAGCCGAGCAAAGCCGGTGAGCCGGACGTTGAAGGTATCACCTGGTAGAGCTTCGTCCACCAGGAAAGGAATAAGGTAGCCGGCATCGAATGTCGTTTTGTAACCGTGTGAACGGTCGAACGTAGAGCGGGGAATTTCCGCTTTTGGCACCTGGCTGAAGCTATGCGCCATTACGGATTTGTGGCCGTGGTGAGGTACGCCGAAAGACATGATTTAGGACTCCTTGGGAAAAGAACCGCCATTAAGCGGATTGCGTGAGAGAGGTGTGTATTCGATGGCACCAGTTTGGTCGTCGAATGTTCCAAGTTCGACCAGGTCGTAGTCAGATGGATTTCGATTCATTTCTGAATTGATGTCCTGGACGGCATTTTTAAAAAGCCGTTGAGCATGGAGCACATTCGTTGAATGGAATGGTTTGGAATAGATTTGAGTGACCTGGTCGTAAATAGAGAAAAGCATTGTTTTCATTTCAGAGTTTCCTTGTGAGGGTTTTGATTTGGGCAGTTTTTACTTCGAGGCGGACTCGTAACCGTTCAGGAGTGTTGTCTGCCTTGTGCGGTTTGGCTTTGAGTTGCCTTTGGAACTTGAGACGTTCAACGGCCTTGAGATCGAAGCCAGCATAGACACGATCATAGAACTTAGGAGGGAGCATTTTCTTGCCACGAAGGATGAGAAAGTCCGAGGGGTAAATATCCGAGAAATATTTGTTGAACCAGTCACGGGCAATGCCAGGCCTTCGGGACATAGTGACGTAAGGAGGAATGCGCTGGAATACTTCTCCGGTTTTCGGGTCGAAGGTACGGTAATGCGCTTGTGCGCGTTCGCCAGTAACTTTTTTGAGGATGTACCTGGCGCAATAGGCCGCTGACTCGAAAGTGACTTCTCCAATACGTACTTGGCCGAGGCCCCAGAGTTTGTCGAGAAAGACTGACGAATAGAGTTGATCGCCCTGCCCATTTTCCGAGTGTCTGACCAGGTCGTCAGGACGGTATCCGTAGATGATCGCGTGATAATGAGGACGGTCGGTCGAGTCGCCATATTCGCCGCAATGGAAGAAACGGATTTGCGTTTTTGCATATTTGCGGAGCCTTTTAAGGAATAACTGAAAGTCTCTCAGACGCAGGCTTCCGCCTGGAGGGAGAGATTCGTCGTTATAGGTGAGGGTGAGAAAGCATTTTCGATCGTGCAGCTGTGCCTCGTGAGTAAGCCGGAGGGCCCATTGTCTGGACCGCTCAAGCCGGCATCCGATGCACTGGCCGCAAGGTACGGTGACAGGGAGGTCTCGAAAGCCCCCGCCACCGAATACGATCTTACGTTTCCCATTGGGGGTTAGATCGGCGGATTTATTGCCGTGAAGAGGAGAAAAGCATGGCATGGGTCATAGCCGAATGCCGCCCCTCATGGGGCTACCGCCCAGGTTTTTCTTATGGGTCAGGCTGGCAGTTGACGAGAACTGTTTGCGTGACGCCTTGCCGCTCATTTTGTGTCGCTTCATGGTGTGCCCCTAGTACGAAAAGATTAGAGAAAAGAACGAAGATTGCGAGAGGGATGATCGTTTTTTGACTCCTTCGGAGGTTGGTTGGAGGGTAGTTTTGACCCCAAACGGGTGTTTGGTGTCAGTCGGAACAGTTACATCAAGAAATAGCTGTTCCGACTGGATTGGTCAAGAGGGATTTTTGGGACCGTGGTCCCCGCCGGACGGTCGGGGGGCGTCCCCCGACCTGGCGTTTTTGTCGGTCGTTCGCCTATTCGGCTCCTCCCTTGTGCTGATAGCTTGGACCTGCTGGGTTTGGTTTTCCAAAATAGAAGTGGGGAGGTGAATGGTAGCGCCTTCGCGAAGCAGACCGAGGTCATGCATCTCTTTGGCGTTGGCAGGGTCCGAGGTGAAGTCCAGGAATGCGGCCGGGTTGTTGTCAAAGCGATTACGAACCGCCGAAGGCAGTTCTTCGAATAGGCTTTGAGCACCGGCGACAATTTCCATGGCTTCTTGGTACTCGATTCCAGTGGTATCGAGATATTGAGGCGCGCGCTCGTTGATATTGGGCATTTGCCCAGTCATTAGGTAGCGACTCATTAAGACATTTATGTCGCATTCATCCTTGAAGGATTGTTTTGTCCATCGTGAATTTTGAGGGAATGTCAGCCGCACTCGCTCTTTGATGGAATAGGCTGATTTGAATTGAGAGTTGTTGGAAGTGAGAGTTAATGGTTGGAGCTGAGTGGGCTTTTGATAAGAGGACATGTTTATTTCCCGAGGACTTTGGTTGTGTCGCGTGAACCGCGACGGAAGATTTTGTCGATAACACCCTTGAAGGGGTTGAGATTTGAGAGCGCGCTTGTTGCGCCGCCGCCCGCATCAATCCAGCGTTGAGCAAGCGGGAGACCCGCTTTCTCCGCAGCGATATCGGTGCGTGCTTGCACGGCGCTTGACGTGCTTGCTGCACGAATACCAGGCAAAGCAGCCTGGGCACCAAGTACCTGCTGTTTGACGTGCGCTTTTTGCTCTTTGGTCAGACCCATCTTGTCCACCTCATGCAAAGCCTGAGTTTGGACAAGCGGGAGAGAAGCCTCAGAGATAGCTCGATCGGCTTCAGTTTTCGCAGTCTGAGCGCGGGTATTGGTTGTATTTGCTCGGGTGTTGAACTCCTGCGCTTGAAGGTTGAGAAGCTCCTGGTGCATATGTGCACCTTGACGAGCCGAGGACGTGAAGTCCTTCGCAATGTTCTCTTGTGGCGCCTGAGCGCCTGCGGGGGTCGAAGCCCCCGGTCCCCCAGTTGCGGAAAGAATGGGATTCAGCCCAGCCGCACGAAGATCTGCGACTTCGCGCTGATGAGCTGTATTACTCATCCTTTCCTGAAAGGCCATTTGGTTCTTGGCCTGTTTAGCCGATGAACGATTCGAAAGCATTCCCCCAAGGAGGGAAGCAGCGCCGCCAATGGCAGCGCCGGTCCACCCTATGGGGGAAGCCGCTGCAGACAACGGAGCGGCTGTAGAAACGACTTTCCCGAGGTCCATGATTGCCCCTTAAAAATGGTCAATCAGACCGGGAACGCCGTATGTCGGCATAGGCCTGGTACACCGCATTTGGATATAGGTGTCCAGGAGGAAATGAGGTTCGCTGGTAACCGCTATGACGCGGTCCAGCGGTGGATTTTCGACGATGAAAGCATCGTCCAGGACAGGAGCTGTCGCGAAGTCCTGCGAGAGGTGCCAAGCGTCTAAGGATTGAGCAAACGACGACCGGAATTGCCCGGTAATTTGAGAAGGGAAGTAGCGATATTCGGCATATCGCTCCTGGTAACCGAAAACCTTATCGTCGTCAGCTGGCACCCCGGAAGCGAAGATTTCTTTTTGGAGGACAGCTTGCTCGCCGATATGACTAAGGGCAGGCCAGTAGAAATCGAAGCGTGTTTTTCGGGACCACATGCGGTTAAGACCTTGTTGATAGGTCAGGTCTGCCCTGACGCTCACAAGGCCCAGGATTAAGCAGTGCTCAGTAAAGCTGGCCGTGAACCCATTGTTCTGCATTAAAGCCGTTCCAATGGCAGCCAGGTTGCCCTGGGGGGTATCGGCATACGTGCCGGTCGGTGAAGTTTGCGGAATTGGGCTGATATTGATCGGCGTGGACCCGCCGCCCAGGTATTCCGGACGCTGGAGCCGGGCATCCGGCGATGTAACGCCGAAATGCGATTTTATGAGCTCGGTATAACGAGTACCGCCGCGAGCGTCTCGCTCGAAGATTTTCTGGACCTGGAAGGCCTGGCGGAGGGAATTAATCGTGGCCGCAGTCGCTTGAGAAAGATCAGCTTTGAGCTCTGACGTACCAGTGGCCACATTCTGGCCATGAACTGTTCCGGCCCCAAGGAGACCCTTGAGGGCCCCGGATTCATCACGCACCTGGGCGTAATTGCCAGATTGCGCTGTACCGGAGAAATTCATACCGACGCCCACAATTGGGGCGTATCCGCCGAGCGGAATTTCTACGGCTGGACCTTTTTGAGGCCAGGGAAGGGCTGAAGTGAAAT